CCCACGCGCGGAATCAAGTCCCCCTTTCAACAGGAATCAGCAACAAATGGCCGGAGTCAAAGGCAGGAGCGGCGGACCGCGGCCAAACTCTGGCGGCCCACGCCCGAACAGCGGCGGCAAGCGGCCAGGCGCCGGCCGGCCAAGGAAATCGGCAGCAAACGTGCCGCCGCCGGTGGTGCAGGACCCCGAGCAATCTGCTGACCCGCTCGCCTTCCTTGAAGGCGTGATGCGCGGCACGATCCAAGCGACGCCGCTTCAGGTGCGCGCTGCCATCGCCGCTGCGCAGTACCGGCACATGAAGAAGGGCGACGGCGGCAAGAAGGACGAGACGGCCGACAAGGCCAAGAAGGCGGCCGAGGCTGGTCGGTTTGTTCCCGCCAGGGCGCCGCTTAAGGTGGTCGGCCGCTGATGCGCTGGTCGACGGCCTGCCCGGACTGGGCGGAACGGCTTGTCGCCGGCCGGTCGATCATTCCGCCGCCGATCTACCCGGAGCAGGCCGACCAGGCGCTGGCGATCTTCAAGCAGCTGCGCGTCGTCGACCTTCCGGGCCGGCCGACGTTCGGTGAGTGCTCTGACGCCTGGGTCTTTGACTTCGTGGCCGCGATCTTCGGCGCCTACGATGCCGACACCGGGCGGCAGATGATCCGCGAGTTCTACCTGCTCATCAGCAAGAAGAACACGAAGTCGACGATCGCGGCCGGGATCATGCTGACGGCGCTGATCCTTTGCTGGCGCGAGGAAGAGGAACACCTGATCCTCGCGCCGACGAAGGAAGTCGCCGACAACAGCTTCAAGCCGGCGGCCGGCATGATCCGGGCCGACGACGAGCTTGCGGCGCTGTTCCACGTTCAGGACCACGTTCGCACGATCACGCACCGCGTGAACAAAGCGTCGCTGAAGGTCGTGGCGGCCGACACCGAAACCGTGTCCGGCAAGAAGTCTGGCCGCGTGCTTGTCGACGAGCACTGGCTGTTCGGCAAGAAAGCGAACGCCGAGGCAATGTTCATGGAGGCCACCGGAGGCCAGGTGTCGCGCGAGGAAGGGTGGGTCATCTACCTGACCACGCAGAGCGACGAACCGCCGTCCGGCGTCTTCCGAGAGAAGCTGAACTACTACCGCGACGTCAGGGACGGCAAGATCACCGACCCGAAGTCGCTGGGCGTGCTGTACGAGTTCCCGCAGGCCATGCTGGAAGCCAAGAGCTACATGGACCCCGCGAACTTCTACATCACGAACCCGAACATCGGGCGATCGGTTAGCGCCGAGTGGCTGGCGGACCAGATCAAGAAAGTGCAGCACAAGCAGGACGGGGCGTTTCAGACGTTCCTGGCCAAGCACCTGAACGTCGAGATCGGCATGTCGCTCCGCGGCGACCGCTGGGCCGGCGCCGACTACTGGGAGCAGCAAGGCACCGCCGGGCTGACGCTTGACGCTCTGCTTGACCGCTGCGACGTCATCTGCGTCGGCATCGACGGCGGCGGGCTCGACGACCTGCTGGGCCTGAACGCATCGGGGCGCGACGCGCGGACCGGGGAGTGGCTCACGTGGTCGAAAGCCTGGGCGCACCCGATCGTGCTTGAGCGCCGCAAGTCCGAAGCCGCGCGGTTCCGTGACTTCGAGGCTGACGGCGATCTCGTGTTCGTCGAGCGCATCGGCCAGGACGTCGAGGAAGTCGCGGACATCGTGCAACGAATCTATGACTCGGGGCTGCTCGACAAGATCGGCGTCGACCCGGTAGGGATTGGCGCAATCGTGGATGCGCTCGTCGAGCGAGGCATACCGCAGGAAATCATCGTCGGCATCAGCCAGGGCTGGAAGATGGCCGGCGCGATCAAGACAACGGAACGCAAGCTCGCCGAAGGCGCGCTACACCATGGAGGCTCGCGGATGATGGCTTGGTGCGTTGGGAACGCGAAGGTTGAGCCCAAGGGCAACGCCGTCGCCATCACCAAGCAGACCGCTGGCTTTGCCAAGATCGACCCGCTGATGGCGTTGTTCAACGCGGTGTCGCTGCTGAGTCTGAATCCCGAGCCGACTGGAACGGTATATGAAGAGCTTGCGCGTCGCAGTGCGTTGCAGAGGGCCGCAGCGTGAAGTGGTTTGATCAGCTGAAGGCTGCATTGATGCCGGGTCGACAGACCGACGATCAGGCGCCGGAAGTTCGTCGCGTGTTTCAGGTCGTGCAGACCACGGCTGGCGTTCCAGTCACTGCGGACAACGCGCTGAAGAACGCCACGGTGTGGGCCTGCGTGACCTACCTAAGCCGGACCGTTGCCCAGCTACCGTGGCGCATCTATCGCGAACTCCCGAACGGCCAATCGGAGCGCGCCAGGACGCACCCAAGCGACTTCATGGTGCACAAGCGTCCGAACTCCGAGATGGGTTCGTTCCAGTTCCGCGAGACGATGGTTGGATGGGCGTGCCGACACGGGAACGCCGTCGCAGAGATTCAGCGTGACGCGCGCGGCGTCCCTGTCGCCATGTGGCCGATTCACCCGAGCCGAGTGCAGTTCAAGCGTGATGCGCAGTCTGGAGAGTTGGTCTACGAAGTGAACAATGGCACCGCTGGTGTGTCCTACCTGAAGCCGATGGAGGTCTTCCACCTTCGAGGCTTCGGCGAAGGATCTGTCGGGCTCGACGTGGTCAGCTACGCTGCCGAGTCGATCGGATGGGCGCAGGCCACGGAGCTATTCGGATCGGCGTTCTTCGGCAATGGCGCAAACCCTTCCGGCTTCCTGACGTTCATCGGGAGACTGAGCCCGGATGGAAAGGACGAAGTAGAGCAGGAGCTGAAGTCGCGGCATGGAGGCCCGAAGAAGGCCGGCGGCACCATGATTCTTGACAAGGGCTGGACCTTTGAGAAGTCTGGTATCGCGCCCGACAACGCGCAGTTCATCGAAACGCGTCAGCACCAGATCGAAGAAATCTGCCGGTGGTTCGGAGTCCCACCACACAAGGTGATGCATCTGCTTCGCTCGACGTTCTCCAACATCGAGCACCAGGCCATCGAGGTTGTCGTCGACTCGATTACGCCATGGGCGCTGCGCCTCGAACAAGAGGCCGACTACAAGTTCTTCGGTCAGAACCGCCAGTTGTTCTACACGAAGATGGATCTGAAGGGCCTGCTGCGAGGCGACTTCAAGTCGCGCCAGGAAGGTCTGCAAGTCATGCGGCGAAACGGGATCATTAACGGCAACGAATGGCGGTCCCTGGAAGAGTTGGACGACATCGGAGCCGCTGGCGAAAAGTACATCGTCGAAGGCAACATGACCACGATAGAAGCCCTTGGCGAGAAGCCGGGTTCAGGGCTGGCTGTTGCCGATGAAGCGCATGTCGACGTAGGTGATCAGCAGGACGAAAGCCCTGTCACGCGAGCCCGTCGACAGGCCGAGCGCGCAATCCACTGAAAGGCAAGATCATGACCAAGCTCGCCGACTGCGAGATCACCCACCGGCACATCCGCGGGCAGAACGTCGTGTTCCTGTTCGGGCCGTCCGAACTGTCGGCCGAGATGAGGGCCGCGCTCCTGCAGGAGTACCGAGACGCATACGGCCCCGGCATCGCGCCGGCGTATGTTTCTCCGGAAGGCTGGCAAACCCTGAACGATGCCCCCCAGCCGAAGCTGGCACCCGCGCGCAAGGCCGCCAGCCAGAAGGCGGAGTCCTGACATGGGGGCCGGGTATCGCTTCAAGGCGAAGGCCGACAAGACTGCCGAAGTTCAAATCTACGAGGACGTCGGCGCGGGGTGGTTTGGCGGTGTCACCGCAAAGGACTTTGCCTCCGATCTGAAGAGTGCCGGCGTTGTCGCTCAGATCGACGTGCGCATTGCCAGCTACGGTGGTGACGTGAACGAAGGGCTGGCGATCTACCGCATGCTGGCGGAACACGATGCGCGTGTCGTCGTGCACATCGACGGCGTCGCCGCTTCGATCGCTTCCGTCATTGCGATGGCAGGCGACGAGATCGTCATCGCCGAGGCCGGTTCGATCATGATCCACGAAGCGTGGAACATCGCCGCCGGCCATGCCGATGACTTCCGCGAGATGGCCGTGAATCTGGAGAAGACCAGCGGGCAGCTTGCCGACATCTACGCCGCGCGGACAAAGAAGCCGACTTCCATGATCAAGGACTGGATGAAGGCAACCACGTGGTTCTATGGCCAAGAAGCCGTTGACGCCGGGTTTGCCAACGCCGTCGCCGAGAACGTCAAGGCCGCGGCCAGCGCCAGCATGTGGAGCAGCTACATGCAGAGTCGCATTTCCACGCACATGAACGGCCGCCGCATCGACGGCGAGCAACAGCCTCAGCGGCATCCCGCAAACGACGACGTTCGCGCCGCTCTGGAATCCGTCACGGAGCGCCTGCGGCATCGCGCGCTCCAAAGGTCTCGCGGCGCTGGGGCGTAAGTCCTGCCGCGTTCCCCGAGCCGCGAGGCTCAACAGTCAGGCCCGCTTCGGCGGGCCTTTTTCATTCCCGAAAGGAACAGGGCTATGCGTAGCACCTTCACCCACCAAGAAGTCTGGAAGTCGCGGCAGGCGGCGCTGTGCGCGCTGGTTCTGTCCGTTGGCGTTCGCGCCGACGGCGACGACCCCATCATCGCCGGCTACCGCACGCGGCAGGAAGACCTGATCCAGCGGTCGAACGCGCTGCTGGCCCAAGCCGACACGGAAGGCCGCGAGCTCAGCACCGAGGAGCGGAACAGCATCCGCGACAACACCTCGGAGGTCGAGCGTCTCGAAGGCGAGATCACCCTGCGTCAGCAGGTTTCCGCGCAGCACGAGCGCATGTCGCAGCCGCAGGCGCGCCGCACCACGCCGGCTGCTGCGGAGCCCGCCGAAGACGGCGACCGTCCGCAGGCGCGCGAGACGCACGTTCAGACGACGCACATCAGCACCGCGGCAACGCGTGCCGCGCGTCAGGGGAACGGCGGGTTCAACACGCTTGGCCACTTCGCGCAAGCCGTGCGCGGTGCGTCGGCGAACCCCGGCAACATGGATGGCCGTCTGCGCGCCGCGCTGTCGACCTACGGTTCCGAGGGCACGGGCGCTGACGGCGGCTTCGCGGTGCCGGTGGACTTCCGCAACGAAGTCAATCGCCTGGTGAGCGCGGAAGACTCGCTCTTCAGCCGCTGCGACGCGACGCCGAGTTCGTCGAACAGCGTCACGGTGGTCACCGACGAGACGTCGGCCTACTCGACCAGCGGCGTGCGGGTCTACTCGCGCGGCGAGGCCGCTGCGATGACGCAGAGCAAGCCTTCGCTGAAGGACCTCACCGTCAAGCTGAACGAGATTTACGCGTTCGTTCCGATGACCGACGAGCTTCTCGAAGACGCGCCGATGATGGCTTCGTACCTGACGACCAAGGCGGGCGAGGCGCTGCAGTTCAAGCTGAACGACTACATCATCAACGGCACCGGCGCGGGCCAGCCGCTCGGCATCCTGAACTCCGGCTCGCTGGTGACGGTGGCCGCCGAAGGTTCGCAGACGGCGGACACCGTGCACGCCGACAACATCGTGAAGATGTGGGCGCGCATGCCTGCCTCGGCGCGAAGCCGCGCCGTGTGGCTCATCAACCAGGACGTCGAACCGCAACTGATGCAGCTTGGCTCCGTGGTCAAGACGGCGGCCGGTACGGCGACGGGCGGTATGCCGACCTACATGCCGCCGGGTGGCCTGTCCGCGAGCCCCTACGGCACGCTGCTCGGCCGACCTGTCGTCGTGACCGAGGCATGCTCTGCCATCGGCGACGTGGGCGACATCATCCTGTCCTTCCTGCCGGGCTACTTCGCCCCCTACAAGGGCGGCGTCAAGTCGGACGTGTCGATGCACCTGTTTTTCGATCAGGGCGTCACCGCGTTCCGCTGGACGATGCGTTTTGGCGGCCAGCCCTGGCTGTCGGCGCCGATCGCGCGCAAGAACGGCAGCAACACGCTGTCGCACTTCGTCACCCTGGCCGCTCGCTGAGCGTCCGATCAACCTGACTGAAAGGAGCCCACTATGTCGGGCATCACGGAAGCCGCAGGCGAAGCCCTGCCGGTTCTCGGCGCCAAGGTCGGCACCGCGAACAGTACGCCGCTCATCAGCGGTGCCATCGCTTGTGCGGGTGTCAATCAGGTGCTCTGCACCTTCGCGCTCGCCGACATGGCATCGGAGACGATCGATTGCAAGGTGCAGACGTGCGACAGCGACGGCACGAGCAACGCGGCCGACCTGAAGGCGGCAACCCAACTTGCGGCGAGCGCCTCGGCCAACGACAACAAGGTGGTCGTCATCTCGATCCGCCAAGAAGACCTGATCGCCAGCGGCAAGAAGCACATTCGCATGCACACGGTGACCGGCGGCGCGACCGGCGGCACTGTGGCGCAGGTCGCGCATGGTGTCGGCGCCAAGTACGGCCCTGGCTCCGACGGTGACGCCGCAGCGGTTCTGCAGGTCAAGCTCTGATCGACAGACCGGCAACACAGGAGCCGCCTTCGGGCGGCTTCTTCTTTTCAAGGCCCACGATGGACGAACCGCTGATCTACACGACCAAGGGCAACGTGCCCGTGTCGTCGCTGACCTACCAGACCGAATGGATGGTGAACGACGACTTCATCAAGTTCACCGAGCGCCACCTGTTGGACGGCGAGGTGGTCAAGGAATCGGCGCACGTCTATGACCGCAAGGGCGTGCTTGCCACCGGCGAAGCCCAGAGCTTCTAGGAGGAACAGAGATGGCAAACACGCAGGCGATGTGCACCAGCTTCAAGGGTGAACTGCTGGTCGGGCATCACAACTTCGGCACGGGTGTCGTGCGCGGCGCGACGACGGCCGACACGTTCAAGGCTGCGCTCTATCTCGCCTCGGCGACGTACAACGCAGCGACGACCGCCTACAGCGCGACCGGCGAGGTCAGCGGCACGAACTACACGGCCGGCGGCGTCACGGTCACCAATGCCAGCGCGCCCGCGACGTCCGGCACGACTGCGTACTGGACGCCGAGCGCGTCGTTTGCCTGGACCACAGTCACGCTCTCCACGTCCTTCGATGCCTGCCTGCTCTACAACAGCACGCAGAGCAACAAGGCCGTGAGCGTGCACACGTTCGGCGCAACGACGGTGACGGCCGGCAACTTCACGCTGACCATGCCGACGAACGACGCCACGACTGGCCTGATTCGCATCGCCTGAGGGGTTTCACATGGCACGCTTTTCCATTGCTGGCCGGTCGACGGTCGCGGGCACCACGGTCCGCGCCGTGGCTTCGCTGTTCGCCATCGCGTCGCGCACGCTCAAGGTGCGCGAGATCGGCGTCACCAACACGACCAGCACCGCGGTCGCCGTGGCCGTTGTGCGGTTCACCAACGCCACCGGCGTCGGCGCCGGCCTCACCGAGGTGGCCTACGACGAAGCAGGCCCCGCGCCGAACGGCACTGGTTTTGCCGGTCACACCGCCGACGGCGCGGTAGGCGCGGCCATCCGGTACACGTCGCTTCCCGCGGCCGTTGGCGGCTCGATGATCTGGACCTTCGGCGACACCGGCCTCATCGTGGCCGCCGGCACGGCCAACGGCATCGGCATCATCTGCCC